GACAGTAGATATAGGCGTGCTTTGCTGGGTATGGCTTGAAGAGGTTTATGAAATTGACAAGGTAGAGGACTTTGATACATTTGACGAGTCAATTCGTGGAGAAATGCCAGAAGGACTGTGGAAACAGCTAACTCTAACATATAACCCATGGGTTGAATCTCACTGGACCAAAGAAAGATACTGGGATAATGATCACCCGGATACATTCAGATCAACGACGACATTTAGGTGTAATGAGTGGTTAGATGATGCAGATAGACAAAAGATTCTCAATTTGGCAGTAACAAACCCTGACAGATTTAAGGTTGTTGGACTAGGTGAATATGGAATACCTGGAGGAGTATTCTTTGAAGAATTCCGAAGAGATATTCATGTTGTTAATCCATTCCCCATCCCACAGCACTGGAACCGTTATACCACTAAGGATTATGGACTTGATATGCTAGCAAACTACTGGATAGCGATGGACCCTCAAGGGGGAGCATTTGTATATAAAGAACTATATGAAAGCGATTTAATCATTTCAGAAGCAGCAAAAAGAATAAAAGATGTTAACGGAACAGACAAGCCAATTATTAAATATGCTCCACCTGATCTAGAAAACAGAAGACAAGAAACAGGTAAGAGTGCATTCGATATATTTAGAGAAAATGGAGAGTCGCTAACAAGGTCGGATAATAATAGAGAAACGGGATGGCTTGCTGTAAAGGAATGGCTCAAGGTGTATGAATCAAGAGACGAACAGACAGGAGAGCCGGTACAAACCTCAAAGCTGAAGATATTCTCCAACTGCACAAACCTTATAAGAACACTGCCCCAGCTAAAACAACGTGAAAACAATGCAAATGACATCGAGGACAAGAAAGACCATGAATTAACCCATGCTCCCGACGCTCTAAGGTATTTTTGCATTATGAGACAAAGACCAATTGAAATAACAGCAAAGCAATCAACTCAGAACTGGGCACTATCAGATCCAGTGGCAAAACAAGATGGTTATACTTCATCCGATGAAGTTAACGATAAATATTTAGGAGGTTACTAATGAAAATAGAACTTGAACTTAAAGGGTCAGTAACGCTTGGACCAGAAGAAATCAAAGTATTGCATAGGCTACTAAAAAGAGAATGTGAAGGAGCAGACACTTGCGACAATATAACTTTTGAAATGTGGCATAAATTAAATGGGTTTTTTAAGGAGGTAGAAGAACATGATAAACATTACAATACTGGACGATGGAATAATAACGACAGGCCATTCGAACTTCGCTGAAGACGGCAAAGACATTATATGCGCCTCAGTCAGCGTTTTGATGCAGACACTTGAACTATGCGGAAAATCTGTAAAAAGAAAAGGTTACATGATGGTAGAGACAAAAGATAAATACGGGATGTTCTTGATTGCAAACGGTCTCAAACTCATAGCAGATGAATACCCAAAGTATGTAGAATTAAAAGGCTGTAAAGCCACCTGTAAGGCTTTTGAAGAGGCTATGGACAAAGATATTGAGAATAGAAAAAAGATTGAACAAAAGAGACGGGATAATGATAAAGCATATAATTAGCAACTTGAAAGAGTTCATAAAAGAACAAAATAGGAGGAAAGTATGGAAACGGCCATTATTACAGTAGGACTCGGAGTAGTTCTTTTTTTTATTGCGTTTATAGGTTTTAAACAAGGTTTAAGGCTGGGGATGATCACAGCCAAAGGGGAAACTCCCTTAAGCCCGGTTGAGGAAGTAAAAGAAACAGTGAATAAAGTCAGAGAAATCAAAATTGAACATGAGCAGGTGAAAGTTAACAAGAAATTTGAAGAGGATATGACAAAATTCATGAGCTATACAGGTGATGTGGAGGAGGAATAATGGGAACAAAAACAGACAGCTGGCAGAAATATGAAACCGGACTGAACTTCTTTAGAAGAGAAAAGTATCTTACAGAATGCGCGAAGGCGGAAAGATTCTATGCTAACGATCATTATCATGGGCTGGAAGATATGGACCTGCCAAAGCCAATACTGCCGCTTTCAAAGCGTATAGTTGACTTCAAGGTATCCAGCGTAATGGCGGAAGACATAAAAATGAACTTTAGTGTTGAGGGGTATACGCAGCCACCGAAGGTAGAAGGCCAGGAACCGGCAGCAAACGAAAAGGGAAAACTATATGAAGAGGCTATGAATGCCTTTAACTCATATTCAGAAACTGCATGGGAGGAAATAAAACAGAAATCACTAAACGAAGAAATGCTTCTGAATGCCGCCTTGTCTGGAATGGGAGTATTGCACTATTATTATGACGCTAAAGCCATATATGGTAATGATGATGGAGTAATGGCCCAGGCCCAAGGAAAAATGTGCGGAGAAGTCATTGATGGTACTAATGTATTCCTTGGAAACCCTAATGACAGGAGAATAAACGCACATGGCAAACCGGTTCAGCCATACGTCATCCTTTCGTATAGGAAGCTGGTATCTGATATAAAGAAATTGGCGAAAGACCATAATGTTGAGCAAAGACTAATCAATTTAATTACAGCAGATACTGACACGCAGGATCAGGGGTACGACAAAGCCAAATTGGAACTTGACGATCAGTCTAAACTCACAACCTTAATGCACTACTTCGTTAAGGATGGGAAAATATATTGTAAAGAATCATGCAAATCCGTGGAGTTTGTGCCTGAATACGATACAGACTACACAATATACCCAGTAGCAGCAATGAACTGGGATATTCGTAAACGTTTCGCTTATGGTATGGGCGAAATGAAAGGGCAGATACCGAATCAGATAGCAGTAAACCAGCTAATGGCCCAGGCTATTCTTTCGGCGCAAAGAACCGGTACGCCTCAATTCATTTATGACCGTACAAGAATGAACAAACCTACAAACAGAGTAGGAACGGCAATTGGGGTTGATGGAGACATCACAAGCGCAGCCAGGTACCTTGACACCGGGAAAATAAGTAATGACATCCCAATGTTGATAGATAAAATCGTAGTAATGACTAAAGACCTTGCAGGAGCCAGCGAAAACGCTCTTGGCGATGCTAAGGCCGATAACACATCCGCAATGATGTGGGCGCAAAGACAATCTGCAATTCCTTTAGAAGGAGTACAACGAAGGTTCTACCAGTGCATGGAAGACGCCGGACTTATATGGGCTGATATTTGGAAAGCGAAGTTCAACACCACAAGAGCTGTTGTTGTGAAAAATAAAGACAGCAAAGAAGAAATAATGAACTTCAATGGAGAAATCTACAAAGATGTAAACATGAGACTGAAAATTGAGGTAGGAGCTTCAAGCCAGTATTCAGAGATAACGAACCTCAACATGCTTAACAGTTGGCTTGATAAACAATTGATAACCTTTATTGAGTATCTCGAAAGACTTCCACAAGGTTCAGTCACAAAGAAACAGAGACTAATTGACACCAGGGAACAGCAGGAAAAGGCAGCCGAAGAAATGAAGAGGAAACAGGCAGACACGGGTAAAGAATTTGATAAGTTCATATCTAGTCTTTCGCCTGATCTCCAAGCTGCCATAAAGCAAGAATCACAAGCGAAGCTAGAACAAGAACAAATAATTTTGCCAGAACAAGTGGTTTAAATAAACAAGAGAGGAGAAAACATGGAACCAAACGAACACAACTGCCCCATCTGTGGGCTCCCGCTGCAAATCGCAAAAAGTAGACTGACAACCGAGGCAGGAAGCACGGAAATCTACACAGAGAGAAAATGGGTTTGCACCAATTCTGCCATTGATCCGAAAACGAAAAATAGAATCTGCGCCAACTATTGTGGCCCGGATCTAAATAACCCAACAGTGATAGCGGAAACGGAACTGGCAAGAGTAGAACAATAAAAGGAGGTGGTCACACATCTACCATTTGATAAGCAGCATCCTTCGGGGTGCTTTTTAAATTAGGCTGCAAAACGGATAAAACCGAACCTCGCCAACAAATAAAGGAGAAATATGAATGATTACGAACGTGCTGCTAATAACGTGAATTTCGCACACTCACTAGACCTGCAATTATTCAATGACTATGAAGAGGCCCCAGTGGAAGAAACACAAGAATTTGAAGAGGCCCAAGCAGAGGAAGCAGAGGAAACAGAAGAAACACAAGAAACACCCGAAGGTGAAGAGGATCCTGCAGCGCCAGCCGCTGAAGAGGTTACTCAAACACAAGCTTTTGCAAGAAGACTCAAAGAAGAAACTAGTAGAGCTGCCCAAGAGGCCAATGACACTGTATACGCCAAGCTGTATGAAGGGCAGGTAATGCCAATCAGTGGCAAGCCTATATTGTCAGAAGCCGACTACAATCAAGCTCTCTATGAAATGGAAATGCAGAACGCTGGTGTTGATGACATAGACAGACTTGTAAGCGAGCATCCTGACGTTAAAGCTGCAAGGATTGAAAAAGAATCAATGCAAAGACAACAGCAAATTTATGCTGAATGGTCTGAACTAACCGAGGAATACCCTGAAGTGAAGGACTTCTCACAGATACCAAAGGAAGTATTTGCTCTGAAGGAAGCCAAGGGGATTCCACTACTAGACGCTTACAACCGAATTCATGTCAAGAAAGTTAAGCTGGAAACAGAACAAGAAACAATCCGTAAACTCAATAAAAACGCTGCATCTTCCCCAGGAAGTGCTTTAGATGATGGTGTCGTTCATAAGACGAAAAATGTCG